CCGATGAATGCCCAGCCAGGTATCAAGCTATGATCGTTCTCGCCCCAGCTAAAGGGTGCGTCATCAAACGCCTCCCAGAACTTGTCTATCAGATCTGCTGGAATTAGATTCTCAACGCCCACATAGGTAACACATCTAACAGGCACCCTGTCTCCTTTGTCTTCCGCTCGAAGCTGAGCGATAATGCTTGCCGCTGCAAGTAGGACACTCCAATCAGCGTCGGAAGTTCCTGCTTTATCAACAATGTTGTCGAGTGCAGCCTGGATATCCTCAGGCTGTTGAATACGAAGTTCGTCGTAATCCATGGTCAGTTGATCTTAACCGGGGCTGGAGAGAAAAACGCTACAACGCATTCGTCCCCCTGGGCATCTTTTAAGGATACCCCAGTCCCGTCCTCGCACACTGCGTCGTCTAAGGACTCGAAAGGAAAGACGTATTCGAAAGTATTTCCTTCGTCATCCTTTTCACTGCACCGTACAGCCTCATCCTTGGTCTCACAAGCAGTCAGCACCGCTCCGTAGTCAATGGAGAAGAAATGTGTGCGGAATAGGTACAACAGTTGCTCTCTCATGGTTAGTTGCAAACCCTCTCGATCAGGAATCTTTTACCGTTACGGAGGAGCCAGCGGGATCCCTGCCAGATGTTAATACACTTGATATGTCTCCAGTTGGAACCCGTGAACACGAACCGCTTACCACTACGGTCAACTCCAGTTGCCACGTATTGATCTCCGGCTTCCTGTGTCCATGAGGCACCACCGTTTTCGTCGAATGTTACTGGCTTGTTCATGGTTTTAATCCGTAAACGTAGGACCCGTCGATCTCCATGCCGTGGAACTCCTTCTTGATTTCATCCAGCTTGGCAGACTTTTCCTTAACATCGAACAAGCATACCTGTGTGCTGTGGATAACCTGTCCGGTATCGGCACAACTGAAGGAGACGAAGGGACCGTCACTGAAGGTTTGCTTCTTCACTTTAACTCCGATAGCTTTGCACGCCTTGCGGAGTTCTGATAATGTCTTATCGTTACGCATAGCTAAGGCCATTACTCAGTTCTCAAGATCTACCAGCGTATCTCCGAGCTGTTCCAATATCTCAAGGAATGCGTCTATCGCTTCCTGAGAGACTTCCAACTCATCCAGGTCTGAATCGTCTTTACAAAACCTGTGTATGTGACTCGCTGGCACCAGAGAGAACTTGTTGGTCCCCCAAGTGAAACAGGAGTGGCTAATGTACTCGCAGAACTTATCCAAACTCTCCGGGATAATATCGGACATGCTCACAAAAGAACACGCCTGCCGAGGGATATCCTTGCCGATGACGGGTTCGTCGATAATGTCGTCCGGGTTATCTACCCCTAAGTAGGTCAGCCCGTGGTCGATGGCCTGCACGATACTTATCGACATCTCATCAACATCCGGAGTCCCCTCCGGAAGGATATCCAGGCTGTCTCGCACGCCTACCAAAGCTGTGACTGCTTTGGATACGTGGTATCGTTTATCTTCCTCGGTGAACTGAGGAGGTTGGGTAGTTTCACTCATTACTTGGTTCCCTTTTCCTTTTGGAGAAGCAAGTCTCTCACAGACTCCGCTCCTTTTTTATAGAGGGTAACTGCGACAAGCTCATCATTCAGGTACACCGCCCAATGCCTGGACGATTTGTACCTGGAAATAGCGACGCTCATGCTTACGAGTGGAAACTGTACCGCTTCCCTTTTTCACGAGGTATAGCACCAACCACATATGGAGCAACACTGCGTTGACCACGGCAGAATGCTCCTTCACGGGTGTCTACCAAGTGCCTCTTACCAAACACTCCGAGGATCTCTCCATCGTATCGAATGTAGATGCACACATCCTTGCGATTGCACTCAAGACCGGTTAATACCTGCCTACCAAGTGCTTTAAGGAACTCGTCGCCATCAAGATCAGGAAGGTATTTCTTCCTTACCTCAAGTAGGTCTGAGTGCATGATGATCTCGAAGTTCTTATCCTCTGGGTGGATATGGACGCTCATCGTGAAGAATAGATCCCTACGAGAACGATGATGAATGGGGATAGCATAAAAGCCCACCATGCGATATAGATCTTATCCTTTATTGCCTTCATTATTTTAAGCCCTCAAGTATCACATTAATACCCATGTCTAACTTTCCTATTTCGAGATCCATAATCTTATCTCTCATAGACTTACTCATTCTCCTTAATGCATTATCCTTAAGAGTATTCATATTATCATTTATAGAATTAATGACATGCTCCCGAATGTTGCCATTAAGGAACTTTTCTTGAGCACTTGTTAGCTGCGGGGCATCACCTGATAGAGCTGTCTTATTCCATGTGATACATCCACGCTGATCCACGTAACAACTAAGCTCCCCCAGATCCTTGCCACGATATGTGATGGTACCTGGATTCTTCTCATATCCTGCATGACTTGATCTGGAGTTCTCGATATACTGACCAAGTACATAGTCGCTACGCAGTAGACATCCTTTGATATCAGGTCTATGGTACTGCTTTGGGTCAGGAACATTGGACCACACAAGACTGGATCCAAGTCGCATCACAATGCTTGGTGATGGGTAGGATGCCATGAATCCCCACTTGGTAGAGATGGACTTGCCCTTACTGATCTCCATAGGGATATTCAGTATCATGTCGTAGGTATTACTCATTACGCTGCCCACCTCCTTATTTTTCGCTGGGTTGCACACACAGCAAGTTCCATGAGTCGATCACTGACCAATTGAGCATCCTGCCTGACGACAAGCCCTGCACGGAAAACCTTTGCCTTACATGTTGGCAATATCTTTGGCTCATCATGCTCAGCAACTGGTTTGCGATAGAATTGGATATCAGCATAATCTTTATAGATCTTAATGATAGCCATATTCTTCCTATCAAACGGAGCCCGGCAGATACACTCTTCAATTGGAGTCATCATTATGCCCATCTTTTACTTTAGAGATAATATCCTCCACCTCCGTACCGAGAAAACTACATACAGCCTTAAGATCAGTAATATCTTTCTGAGCTTCCCTTATGTCACGCATTAGAATAGATTCTCCATACGTGGCATGAGATGCACATAATAGAACACACTTACCTTCCGCCTCAGAGCGAATAGTAAGTTTGGCATATCGCTCAAAGCTCTTATGATCATTGAGCATAGATAACTCAATCATATCAACGGAATCCAGCATGACATGAGGCGTGCTATCATTAATATGCATAATCCCTTTGGCATGCAGGACTGACCTATCTAATTCAATGTGCTTGATTAGAAACGGTACAGGCATTACATGTGTGACATGCTGTGCGAGTGCCCGACACACCGAAGCAGTGTATGGCAATCCAATAACAACCACTTTGCCGTCTCCCTGACTATCGCCTGAATCCATTCCCATGAATCCATCTTGGCTTACTCCGATCACGACTCAGTAATCCAGTAAGATGAGAGCGTCATCAGGTGTATCAATGAGCTTTGCCCTGAATGCTTGCTCAGCATCAGGACAGCAGCCAAGCCGAATGTAGGCAGCTTGAGGCATACCATCAACAGCCTTGGTGTATAACTCAAGAAATACACCTGCTGTAACGAGCTGCATTATTCGTATGTCTCCAGGTGTTGGCACAACCTTGCCACTATGCTCCTCCATGAAAAGCTCCCAGAACCTTTTGCGAATATCATCAGGAATAAGGTCTGAAGCACATATGAACTCCATTTCCTTTTGGTATCCATTTGATTGACCGTGTCTGGCTGGAGGAATCTGCACATTATTGGCATCCGTGATGAGGACATCATGTATATCCAGATTGCTGGGAACCTCATCCACTCCATAAAACTCTTTCCACTCCTTGAATCCAACATATCTGTAGGAGTGATAAGCCTCTGGATCCTCGGACTCAAGGTTCTTGGCGAGATTGATGATCTTGCCATCTGCAATACGGGCAGTAATTGTTCCATGCTCCCCAGTAATATGGCAGCATCGGTTGAGTTCACGAGTTTTCTCCGCAGCCACAGAGATCTCCTCGGCAGCCTTGCGGGAAGCTATGTCGCTCATGTGCTCAACACTGACCTCATGGACTTTGCACCAACGAAGGAACGCAGGGATGAACTCAAAGTCAAAAGGCTCCTCGTATCCATGATGAATGCGAGCATTCTCCCATGTGCGATGGAGTGCATTGATGCAATTAAGTGCATTCTCCTGCTTGGCGATGTTACCATCACCCGGGAACCAATCATAGAACTCATCGTCCAAGATAGACTCCCATAACATGACGGCATCGAGTGCTACATCATGCATGACCTCATCAGGGGTCTTGATCTCATCAAGCCTTCGATTGATGTCAGCCAGAAGTTCATCAGCCTTCCAGTTGCCATAATTAGGCTCAACCTCGCCCTGAAGCCAGTCAAGAATACTAATGATACGCATTGCCTTATGCGATTCTTCCATCGCAACGACAGCATTCTGCAAGCCTTCTTCTGACAGTTGTGAGTTTCGGTCAGGTCCGCAGTAGATCACATTTGATTCATGCCTCCTTGCGACCTCTACCGCTTCCCGATACCTCTCAATTAAGCCAGCCTTGCAAGCATCAATAGTTGCACTGGTGAGGTTGACTCTAATGTGATTCACGCTCATGCTTGCGGAAGTCCTGACACCTCAAGTCCCTTGGCCATAGCAAAACCACGCCATGAATCCGTGAAGGCTTCCCAGCATTGGATGACACCAAACTTCATCCCGCCTCGAAGATGGTAGTGAAGACCATCTGATGCCTCCACTGTCATGCTCGCAGTTTCTTTGAAGGCATCCTCGTATGGTTGCATATACGCAAGCCAATCAAGCTCGACTAAGGAACAAGCAATCGCACTAATGCGATTCTCCCGAATCCAATTGACCAAGTACAGCTTATGGGCTGTGTCTGGATCGAATTCTGAAGGATCCATATCCACGCTTGGGTTGGCACCAAGGCCAAATGCCATGATGGAGCCAGCAGCACATACGGAGCACTTGATAGGCTCATTGCTCTCTATCTCATCCTTACTCCATGTGATCTCATGCCAGACATCCATATTTAGCTTATGATCGTCGCTTTCTTGGACGAGCCGCATATCGTTTATAGCCTGCTCCATCAGCATGATTGGATTAGTGATGAAGGATAGAGTCTTGACGCTCATGATTCAGCACTCAATCCATCAACACAGAGACCATCAAGGATACAAAACTGGCGGAATATATCCCTGAATGCAATCCAGCCCTCAACCGAGCCGACCTCCATGCTCATGCAGACATTACTTCCTGAAGGAGTTTCTGCCTGATCCATGCAGGAGGCGGCTATTGCAAGCTCCATAGGACGGATGTAATCATCCCACCCTAATCGCCGGAAGTGACATGCCACCGATTTTTCACGTCCAGCACGAATATGATCTACAGCCAGTAGCATACTCTGTGTTGCATCATCATACCAGTCAGGATCAAGAGTATCATCAGAAGATGCACCGAGTCCAAATGCCATGATGGCACCAGCGTTACACACGGCACACTTCCCTTTCCTTTGGTTAGAGGAGTGCCAGAAGTCCACATCGAGAACGTGGTACTCACTCCCCTTAACCAACTGAGTATCTTTGATAACCTCATCGAGGAGCATGATTGGGTTGGTGATGAACCCCTTGAGAGTGTCCCTCATTGATCCAGCCCCTTAGTGCTGACTCCAGCATCTGTGCAGGCATCAATGAAGATCTTTAGGAATTCTTCCCAAGCATCAGGGTCTCCATACCTCATATTATCGCTGATCGTTATGATGGTGCCATCATCGACCTCCATTGCTACTGATTGAGCACTGGAATAAGCGATGCGAAATGGCTCCAAGTACTCAGTCCACTCAAGTAGCTCAAGAGAGTCGCCTGTGCCAAATATATCGCACATGCGTATGCGATTGACCATTATCAACTTCCATGCTGTTTGGGGTTCGAATTCTAAAGGTTCCACATCCTCATCGTTGCGAACACCAAGCCCAAACGCCATGATGGCACCAGCATTGCATGATGCACAGACAAGCTCAGCTACAGGCGATAGATTGCGATGAAGCTTTATCGCCTTATGCCACTTGGAGCAATCCAAGATGTACCTATCATCATTGAGCATGCTCCGTGTGTCACGGATACAAACCTCAATCAGCATGATTGGGTTGATGACGTGGTTTAGGTTCCCTTCACGCATTGCTAAGGATCTCCTTAATCATAGCCGTGCACGCAGCCTTATCACCAGACTCATACAGCTCAGTGAGTTGTATCCAGCCATCCAGTAAGGCATCCCAGGCATCTCCAGCTTCACCTACCATAGAGTAGATACTACGGACAGCATCGGGTTTGACAGCCTCCAGCATCTTCAGGCATCGCCCAAAGTCACCAGCATCCCGAGGGTAATTGATTTCCGGAGCAGAGCCGCCAAACCAGTTTGAATTGCATCCACATATCCAGTAAGCAAGCCACATAGAGGACAGTCCGACTTCATCACACGCCTTCCATATCGCCAGCCCTGAATCCTTCGTAGCACTGATGAATGGCGAATTGATGATGTTGTTTATGCGAGGGAACATCTCATTGCACAACTCAATGATCTCATTGAACTGCCTTGAGAAGAACTCAACGCCTCCACCATTCTCCTCATCAATGGCTTCACATATGGCGGAGACCAACTTGATTTGTGAGAGACGAAGCTCTCTCTTTCCTGGTTCTTCAGACACTATCGGCGTGCCTTCCAAGTCTGAGACTTGCGAGCCTGAGACTTACGCAGAAACTGCTCAGCCTTTATGACTCGCTTATCCTTACGACCAGCCGCCGCAGCATCACGAAGTAACTCATGTGCAAGTGAGTCCTCTTCAGACTCCTTGCGGATATTGTGCTTACGAAGTGTCTCGTAAGCAATGTCGGCTGCGGCTTTAGCCTTGCTCACCTGAGCATCAAAGGATTTGAACCCCTTCTCAAGAAGGTCAGACTCTTTTGACAGTAGAGGCATCATTTCTTTTGCAGCCTCAATCAATGCAGCCCTGCAGGCTACCTGATGATCACGAATTGCATCCTTCCACATGGACACAGCCTTATTGTATGCCCCTTGGAATTGTGCAGCCAATGCCTTCATTGACTTCTTGTATGTAGCTACAACCTGCTTCTTTGAAGAGATTGCGGCAATCTTTGCAGACTGCGGCTCAAATAAAGCCTCCATAGAGTCACCTCCATGCTGGACACCAGCCATGAAGATAATCTCATCGAGACTCTTGATGGTCTCGGCATGCTTGGACTTCCGCTCAGCGATCCTTTCCGCAAGGCGTTCAGCCTCTGCATACTGGGCATTTATCTCTGCCCTTATATTGGACGGCAATCTCAATCGAACTTCGTCCTTGGGGGCAATCTCCCCCAGTAGGGCACGCCCTACTTCTACAGCTCCCGCAAGAGCTTCAAGGAGTCTTCCCCCCTTGTCTGTACCCACTCCTGGGTACTCAATAACTGCCTTCCGACAGTCGTTGATCATGTTGTGGGCATCGACGTGCTCACACCATGATGCATAGGCTTTTGCCCTTAACCCAACGAGCTTGGTAACTCGCTGAGCTTTATTCTCATGGTCTATTCTCAGAGGACTTGGTGCCTCCCTTTTCTTGCGAGGCTGGGCATGGCCCTTCCTTGCGTGGTTCTTTTTGGTCTTAGTGTTCATCTTTAGTTAATTGCCACATATGAATCCATCGGCGGAGTGATGATGAATGCCGAAGGTCTTCATATGTGGACTTTATTATGGGTTGTTTTGGGTTTATATGTGGCGAGCCAACGACTGACTCACCAACGACAAAAGTGCATGACCACATATGTGTAGCCATGCACTGAAAAATAGTTTCCATCCCACCCACGAGATTAGAATACTTTAGGAAGCATAGTCATAGCTTCCCATGAAATAGTTACCTTAGTGAGAAGCTTACGGTATTGCTTGTCACCGGAGAACATCTCGCCGCCTCTGAACATCTCACGAAACGCAATGATGTTATCGAAGACCTCATCCAGCCCCTCAGCACCAGCATTGAGGGATTCTGCAATGTCGAAGATTAAGTAATTTACCTCCTCGCAAGAGAAGTCATTACCAAGCAGGATGTCATCCTTGTCTTGGTACTGAACCTGACTGACAGGCAGGCCCAAGATGTTTCCAGTGCTTGACTGGAACATGATTGCCCATCTCTGGGTGTAGCTATTAGTGATTAGTATTGATTGTGCTTCACGCATTTTCTTATTGGGTTTTTGGTTTATCTTTTGGTTAAGCACAGCCACATATGTGTAGCCATGCATGAAAAATTGGGCATCCCAACCCAACCCAACGATGTTAAAGATATACGTATTGAAAAATGCGATGATGAGCCAATCCGCCCTGAGGACGGTCAGTCCAGTGCTTCTCCCGTCCAGCCCGCTGGATGTCAGACATCATGGTTAAATGGTCAGCATCATCCTGAGATAAGGTAATGACCTGCGTGATCATGCCTGACTTCAGCTCATAGTAAGCCCTTGCCAGAAGCTCCAAGATGCCAGGCTCGGTAGCATGATTAGAGTCACCATAAGTAGGGCTTGTTGCCGAGAATACCCGACTATAGTCTTCAGGATGTTTCTCCATGTACTTGATGCCTATCTCAAGCACATTACGCATCTTCTTTTTAATGGTTCTCATCAAGAACCTTTTGAGATCAAGGGCAAGACCCGTTACGAACTTATTATTTTCCCCAGTGATTGACACAATGTGCCCTGAGCCAGTCTTAAACTCGTGAGGCAATGATATTGCCAAGATAGATGGATGGCAAATTGTGCCACCCTGGAACAAGAAAAATTTAACAGACTCATTGGAGTCGTTGGCGTTAGCGATGGTGTTGGAGTTATTTGATGCAGTTTGCATTTTAGTTTTTGGTTTGGTTTTTTGGTTTATCTTTTAGTGAAGCATGACCACATATGCAGCCATGCATTGAAAAGTGAGATCCCACCCACTCAACGCATTAGAAAGGAGGCATATCATCCTCCGTCATCTCATCCACGATGATGAGATCCGGCTTTTTGCCATGGAGGAGCTTGCTCCGAATTTTTTTGATTTTCCTTGGAGCCTCTTTGATCCCTTCAGCGATACGCATAAGGATTCGCTTTTGGAAGGGGAGAGGCCTCCATGTGTTTGACTTAGATTTCATAAGATTAAAAGGTTGGGCATCCACCACATATCCAAGGATCCACATATTGGAAGCCATGCATGAAACTGCATCTACTACCATTGGATCCATGCAAGGACTGTTGATGAATGATGAATGCCGAAAAAAAGAGAAAGGGGAACCAGCATCTCTACTGGCTCCCCTTCTCGGATGGTTTACGCTTTCAATGCCTTCTTTTCAGCCTTCCTTCCAGCAATATTCAAGATGCCGTTGCGTTGAAAGAACTTCACTTCCTTAATACCATTACCAGTCAGTATTGCCGACATGTCAGATGCGTCAGCCTTCATAAGATGAACTTTATCTTCGAGGATTTGAAGAATCTCCAAAGATACCAAGCAGTTCAAATCTTTGGCTTGCTTTCTAAGCCAACTTTCAATTTCGCTGGATGAACATCTCTCTACTTCGATATTGACTGGCAATGTTACAGTATATTCTTCATTTCCAATTGTACGTTTACCCGTACGTTGAACCAAAATCTTGTCGTTTGGCTTGGATGGAGTATCTTTTTCCCCAATTGTTTTGAAAACAATGCAATCACCATCATCATTAAAACTGATCATTTCAATGATGGTTTTGTGCATAGATTTTTTTGCATTTTTCAATGCATTTTCTAATGCCTTGGTTTTTTGTTTTCTCCAATTGGAGATAGAAGTTGCCAGCTTGCTGCTGGACTTAATGAGTTTAGGCTCAGTTTTTTTGATTGTCAATGTTGACATGATGTTTTATGGGTTTGCCTAAAGAGGCGATTTTTCTTGGATGGACAACCATCATATCCTCTATTTACGCCCATACCACATATGCACCGATATGTGACCGGGGCTATGGGGGGTTTGAACTTTTTGTGTTTTGTCTTTTATATCCCCCCTTTCTCACATTTCCAAGAATCTGGAAAAATTAGGGCACCGAGAAGCTATCAGGAAAGGCCTTTCACCCCAAAACCCATACCTATGTACCAAAAAACCTCAAAAATCGATTCTCGTCGAAATATGAGGCTCCCAAAAAAATAAAAAACGTATGACAAAATAAAAAAATTAACGTATGACAAAAAATAGGGGTTGACAAAAAACGTATGACGTTAATTATGGGGATCCTAACTATAACCCCGAATTCAAAATGAGTAACATCCGAGAAGTAATGGAGAGGCGGGACTTCCTGGGCTTTATGCAATCCTTGGACAAGCAGAACGTGAAGCGTGTTAAGGAAATAACCATAGAGCTGCGAGGGATTGTCCAGTCTAACAAGCTCATAAGCAAGCACTTGAAAGGAGAGAAGAATGAGCGAAGAAACCAATAAACCATTTGAGACATGGCTCAGGAGTGTTTGCTTCCAGAAGCCTCCGGCAGAGGCTTATGATTTGGCAAAGGGTGCATGGGAGGAATCAGCGAGGCAGCTTATGGACAGGGAGCCAAAAAATTCACTTATGACATCTGATGGGGTGAAGGTTGTTCCTCGCATGGAGGTTCATTACTGGGAACCAGGGCGTAAGTATGTTGAGAGCAGTATTGTTTTGTGGGTTGGAGTAGATGGTTGGTTGGCTTTTAATTTGTCGTGTCCTCATTTCATTCAGGATGGAAGTGTTCCGTACTTTTCCACGAGAAAGCTTGCTATGAAACATCGTGCAAAAATATTGCAAGAGGAAGCTGATAAGGCGAAAGAGGAGGCGAAATAAGGGAGTATAGCACAGTTGGTCAGTTTGCGTCCGGTTGAAGCCCGGAAGATCTCCGTTCGAATCGGAGTGCTCCCACCATTTTTTACAAGATATGAAACATCTATTATTCAAAAAAATCGAAGTCTACGACTGGCATTTACATGTCGTGATGCTGGACCTGGATTCCGACATCGAAGAGGTGAAGGAATTTGTCGAAGATAAGCTGGAGCTTCATAAAGAAGACGTGAGCCCCATTGAAAATATCAAGGGCATGGTGGATGGGGGCTCCCACTACTATAACTTGGATGAGAGAAAGAGTATCATTCTTCTGTATCCCATGACCAGCAGGGCACGTCTTTGCAATATATTGGGTCACGAAATGCAGCATGTGGTAGATCGGATTATGGATTACTGTGGAATTGATGATCTTGAAGCCAGGGCTTATCTGGCTGGACATTTGGCAGAAACAGTCTGGCCCAGTTTCTTCACGCTGAGTCACGGCATCGCACTCACAATTGCGAAGAAGGATTGATATGAAAAAATTCGCCATGGCTACATATGAGGTCTTCTCCCCATCAGATCATCCGGTCAATCGGGATAAGGGGTATGTCGGCCTGTACTTCTGCGAAGCACTGGATATGGAAGCGGCAATGCAGGTGTTTGAGGATATCGCCAAGCGGGATATCGTGTGGTGTCGCCGTGAGCTAAAGGCTTTCGATATCAAGGAGGTGGAATTCAGCAAGTTGGTTCAGGAACTCGCACTGATAACAGCACAGTTGATAAACTTGGCACCAAAGGGTTCTGAGGTTCGCAATAAGGCCATAGAGTTCATGATACAACACGACTTGTTTGGACTTAACATCATGGAGCTTGATGAAATTGATGCTCGCAAGGCTCCTAAATACGCAGTGGTCTATCACGATGATGGTCCAGAAGTCCCTGGTGGGCAATACCCAGACATAGCATATCCATGGACTAAGGTGTATCTGTTTGAGACTGAGGAAGAGGCTCGTGACTGGATGAAGGATGTTCTTGTCCTATTCCTTGGGCGGAAAAGTCCGCAGGTAATGATTTGTGGCGGACCTCATCTGGGAACTTCCGTGTGCATGGGAAAGAAAGGAAAGTCATAAAATTGCATGCAATCCACGATTTCCAGTAAGTGTTTCCTCGGAAAAACATTTATCCAATATGTCAAATTGCATGCAATAAAATCGGCTGCGAGGCCGCATAAACACTACTCCGGATATGAAAAATAAGCTAAGCAATACAAAAAAACAATAATTGGCATTATGATCGTGCCATTTGGCATTATGATCGTGCTATCTATCGCCGCATTCTTCATCGCAAACGAGGCCAGTAAGCGTTTCGAAGAAAAAGGGGGAACCTCTAAAATCTATATGGATTGCACATTTATGAAAAAGCATGGGGTAATCCTGAAGGTGCAAAATCTCAGTAGGTGCAACCATCACTCCCCAAAACAATCAAACACATAACACCATGATATTCCACTACCAACCAATGAAGCCTGTTCCCTATGCAGGGGATAGAGAAGACAAAGAATTCTGCATCTACCGAGAGCGGGAGATTGAGAAGTCAATCTTGAAACATTTGCAAAACAAGCATCTCCAGATGCTTATGCATGATGGCGACAATCCTCCGCCGCATCGACACCTTATCCGTGGAACTTGCCCATGGGCACTTACGAAGCTCTCCACATGGAGTCGTGATTATGCAGTCAATATGAAAGAATATGTCGCTATTCGTGACTGGGCATGTGTTGCAGAGATTCAGCAGTTCGCTAAGCGAAAGATCCTGTTTACCAATGTCGGAACCTGGGAGCAACATCGCCAGCTTCTATGGGATGCCATTAAGGATGATAAGGGGCGGGGCTTCATGAAGACTGTCGAGAAGGATTTCTCATTCGATGGCACACTTGAGGGGCTTGATAGCTTTGACATGCATGCAACGCACGCCATGCCAGCAAATACTCAACTCATGATATCTGAGTTCATTAATCTTGACGAGGAAGAATATCGGACATTTGTGATCAATCACAAGCCTGTGACCTTTTCCACATATTCTGACTATTTTGATGATCCGGAAGCATCTGGAGAGCCGATTGAAAAACTTGAGCGTTTCGCACAAGATGTTGCCAATGAGGTAAGGAGGGTGTACCCTGACTGCACCTATTACGTCATGGATATTGGGTTCATTAAGACAGGGAAGCCTATCTCCACAAGAGACCTATTTTCAGACATTGATCCAGTCCTTATTGAACTCAATCCCATCACCTCTGCTGGTCGATACATCTATAACGATTTCTGTAAGATCGTGGAGGCCATCACCGGTCTCTGGTGCGATAGGTCATACGTGGATTTTGTAGAGGAGTGGGATACCTTAAACATCAAAGAACCAAGCCATGACTGAAGCAGTAGATATCAGGTGTAAAATCCACAACGAATACCTTTTCTACGGTTCGAAGAAGGAGGCGAAAGACTTCATTGAAAAAGTGAAGGATATTACCCGCAGGGCTGCAGGAAGGGAATGGGAGTCTATGAGGCTCCGTCTGCTGGATTATGAATTTTGGAAAAAACTCGCAAAAGATGTTTGACAATAATTCAATTAACGTCATACATTAATTCCGCATTATGACTACCTGGTATATGTCCGTTCATCAAAACTCGTTCATTCCGTGTAGTTGTGTAGTATTATCTCTGGCCGGGGCGTTGATTACCACGTTGGGTTTTCGTCCTTTTGAGTCACTGGCATGCTGACGAGAGCCGTGCATGCAAGGGGCAGGCTGACTACCTGCCCCGATCTTTTTAACCTAAAACAAAGTAAGTAAATGGAGCCATATATGGAGATCTTCTTCGGAATCAAGGCAATCAAAGCCATGGAAATTACTCGTGGCGATTACAATAAATATCGTGGATGGGACATGCCCGATGATGAAGATGCTGACGAAGTCGGTATGCTTGTAGAGTATCCAGCCGATCCGGACAATAAGCCAAACCATCCAGACCATGAGGGATACATCTCTTGGTGCCCAAAAGTGGTTTTTGATAAACACCATCGATCCAATGGAGAGCTTACCTTTGGTGATGCCCTGCATGCCCTTGAGCATGGCCAGCGTGTCGCTCGCAAGGGATGGAACGGCAAAGGGATGTTCCTTTTCCTGCTTCCTGCGGATGACAACATCCCAACCAAGGCGATCCATGATCCTGCACTTCGCAAGGTTATTGAGGCCGAGGTTGGAGGGGAAACCTTCTCTGCCCTTGGTAGTATTCGCATGTTCACCGCAGACAAGAAGATCCTTACCGGATGGCTTGCCTCACAGACTGACATGCTTTCCAAAGACTGGGAGATTCTTACTGACTAACTTTCTGCAGGTGTGTAGAAACCATGATGGCCCTGCTGTCCTGTAACAAGGCAGCGGGGTTTTTGGGTGCAACCCTACAACACATAAGGTATGAATAAAATCGAAAAAGAACTCAAGACTATGCAGATTGGCATCCATAATACGGCCAAGGAAAAAGGCTGGTGGGACAATCCAAGGAATAAGGGTGAGTGTATTGCCCTCATGCACTCAGAGGTAACAGAAGCCTATCTTGCTCGCAAGGCTGGCAATCCGCCTGACGACAAGATTCCGGAATTCTCCGGCTTACAAGCCGAGCTGGCAGATGTCGTTATCCGCATCCTGGATTTTGGAGCAGGCCATAACTATGATGTTGTTGATTTCAATGCCCCATTGGACATTGACTTTGATGATGAAGATTTTTTCAACGAGGTCAACATGCATCTATCGAACGCAATTGAAGCCCTGCGGGAAAGTGATATAGATGTCAGTAGGTACAAGACTTCATTATCCTTATGCTCATGCGTGAAGCTTATTACCACATACTTCGAGGATGAAGACTACATCATGGGGGCCATGCGTGCAAAAACGGCGTTTAATAAGACACGCCCCAAAATGCATGGCGGCAAAAAGTTTTAACTCTCAAACACAAACCATATAGCCATGAGTGACGCAACACTACACGATAACTTCATAATTCAGTCAGTAGCATCAGGGAGATCATTTTCAGATATCGCAGCCGACCTTGGGCTATCGATTGAGACAATTGAAGCAAGGGTTCGTATTTTGACAGGGAGCAGCGAGGGGCCAAAGTCTAAGCCTCGAAAGTCTCCAGACGTGAAGAACAACTGCAAGATGTGGCTCCCGCATGAAGAGGACACAATGTTTCAGATGTATATGCTGGGCGAGCCCCTGCCGAATATCGCCAAGGAGCTTGACAGAACTCTGAAGGGAGTTGCCTTGCGTTTCGCTACCCCAAAGTTCAGAACCTGGGATCAGTATGCGGAGATGTATAAGCCTACATGTAATGATACCGAGCCGCTTGCTGCCCCCCGAAGTCCATCACCAGATACTGATAAGGAGAAAGAAAAGCCACACGAGGATCTGATTGTCTGGGGCAAAGAAATGGAGGGGAAGTTAGAGAATAGTGATTCCCCCTTCCTATCCATTGTTACCATAATCCTATCAGGAGTGGCAATAGGCATCTCACTCTTAGCACTCAGAAAGTAATTTCAGCTTCCAATCAGCAAGGGCAATCTACACCCCGCTACTGAAGGCTTTGGACAATGATATTGGATAAAGAGTCCCACGAGACCTCCACTGTGTAAATGCGGGCAGAACTGCGGCGACCTAAAGGGAGGCAATCAATGGCAGTGACAGCCTGGAGAGACAGGCATTATTTTTACCTTGTAATCTTCGGTCTATTAAAATAAAAACCGACCTTTCAACCAACAGAATCAACACATATCAGGAATCAATAGACATGGACCTCACTCAAGAAGAACAGTATTTTTCAATAGTCGGACACGAAAAGGAACGCCGGAGAGTTTTTGCTCAATGCATCGCTGCCAGGATGAGTGACGGTAAGATGCCGACAGCAAACTGCATTCAGGCAGGCATGGAGGTTTTGAGTGCCTACGATCAGGCATTCCCTGAACCAGCAGGGATCTCCATCAGTAACGCCATGAAATCACAAAAGCCTGTACCTGTCGCCAAGGAAAATGCACCAGTGGCAGAAGCAAAGGAGCCGCAAAAAGTGAAGCCGACTACTCGCCTTGATCCCAGCCTTAATGAGGAAGGAGATGGGCTTGCTGCTCTAAAGGGTCTGAGTAAAAAGAAAGAGGCCAATGGCAAAAACTAAGCCTAAGCGTTACGAGGGATATTCCCTCCTTCCTGAAGGACTCACAATCCGAGAAGTCCTTCAAGAGCTGAAAAGACTGCGTGAGAATCCAGAGTGTCATGTTCACGAATGGGACTCTCGTATAGTTGAGGCAATTCACAACCTGGAGAAAGAACAAAGATGAAGGCATATATCGCATCTACAATCGACGGACAGCACAAAAGGATCTATGAGGGCACAAACAGAGAGGTAAGCTCCATTCGATGGAGATTCAGCCAGTTTGTGGATAAGGCGGACAAGAAATATCCCGTCATGAAGTGTAAGGTACGCAGGGCACCGGATTTTGATAAGATCGCATCAGCTATACCAACTGAAGGCGTATCAGTGCTTAAGGCCCGTTTCTGGTGTGTGCTACGCTTCCTCTTTGGGAAGCCTCGCTAAGCCAAATACCCCTTCTCTCTTGCCCACTTCGAATCCCCGAAGTGTATCTTGTCGTGGCACGGCCTACACACGGCCATAAATGTACTAATGTCGAGATAGTACTTTCCTCGGCCTTTGACATGGTGAACATCCGTGGAAGTGCGTTCGCATGACTCCACTTGGCAGCACTGGTTTTGACTTAAAAAGTCTTTTCTTAGCACGCTGTATTCTTTTATCTCTTTTTCTCGCTTTTTGCTCATCGGCTTCAGTCGTGACTTCAGCTCCATCGGCTTCTGCGATCTCTTCAATGGAGTTTTGCGTTTCAGTGGGGATCTCTTCATTCGGTGTCATTGCTTTTATGTGTTCAGTGTTGATTCGCTGGAGTCCCAGCCAAATTCATCGTCCAGCATGTGCTTTCTGTACCAGCACTTATCTTGGACCAGGTTTGAAAAAGGAGTGTAGCAACCGCAGCCCATGTTTGCAACAAACAAATGCTTGCACCTTTTGTTTTGCGGATCGAAGATAGGACAGGAGTAGCATGCCCTCATTCTCCGGAAGTACTCCGCTCTCCTCATGAAGATCAGAGAGGCAATCAGGAATGGTAGACCACATATCATTTTCACCAACTTCCGGATGCCACCATGCTTCATGCTGGCAACCTTCCACCATTCAGGAAGTCGCTTAAGCAATAGTCTGGCCATTAAAGACCTCCGCCCCAGTTGCTTAAATAACTATCGTATGCTGCGTCCTCTGGGGTTTTTGCAGGCAGTTGTTTAACAGAACCAGCAGAACGCTTAATGTAATATCCGGGCGTAGTAGTTTCTATTCCCGTAAATGGATCAATGACAGAGGTTCCTGGAACCCACTCTAAATCATTTGTGAGTGAGTTCTGTTTCGGGATCATGGAATCTCCGGAAGGGGCGGCAATGTTGCGAGGTATAGTTGACACCATATTTCCAGGAGCAAAAATATCTCCAACTGTTGGAATAGTAAAAGGAGGCATTGTTGAGGCACTAATTGAACCAGACACCCCTTCGCCGTCCGGAATTATTTCCGGAAGCATTGGCAGGGCTCCTGCACGATTGTTGTTAGGGGCTGAATTAATAATATCAGGAGACTCCATGTATTCAGTGTAGGCAGGATCATTCTGCGGATTATACGCTGAAGGCACCGACATGTATTCAGTGTAGGCAGGATCATTCTGCGGATTATACGCTGAAGGCACCGACATGCCTCCATCTGAGTAATTACGGCTATAGCCATACCCAAGCACAGGTGTAAACTGATCAGGTATCACATCAAGAAATACATTTGGCATCTCAATAGAAGAAGGGGATGATACTCCAGGAATATCATAGGAGTCCTCACCCCCACCCACTTCCATAGTAGGCTCCGGGCTGGCATAAAAGCTCTCAAGGCCAATACCTGAGTATGGTTGCACATATCCAGGTGAATGATAGTAGTCCTTGGCACGAGATGTGTCCATCAACTTAACCGCAGGCTTCTTTTTATCTTTCGCATTAGGATCTTGTGCAAATCCCTTTAGTGCCCCTCCGAATCGCTTGCCGATATTTGCCAGCGGATCCCAGACTTCATTCAGAACCTGAAAGTCCTTAAATTTGTGGCCAATGTTGTTAGGATAGATTTTATCCAAAGCATTGCCAATAGCCCCGCCGAGTCCAACGATTGGCTGAAGTACTCCATTGAGTATCGATAATCCACCTCCGCCAATATCTTTGGCGGATTTTCCTGCTGTATCTAAAAGGCCCATGATTAAAAGAATCCTGTATTTGAGTTAAAAAAACTATTATCCCAAAGCATGCCATTTGGGTTATTTTGATAGGTTGACGGGAACATGAACGAGCTTCCCATATGCGGTGTTGATTGAGGAGTTCCCATGTATGACATGTATTGGCTTAAAAAGTCACCCTGGGGCTGGTTGTTGTTCATTAGCGAGAAAGAAGTGTCCATCATTTCAGGACTTAATCTTCCTTCTGGCTGCTTTCCACCAAATGCACTAAGCAAGCCCATGCCACTTGAGAGCAGGCCAAGAGTAGCTGTAAATGGTTCAAACATAGGGATACGATAAAAAAACTATTCAACCAGTCAAATGCAATTTTCTCTCAAGGCTTGACAAAAAATAAATAAATGTCATACAGAAAAGGCAATGAGCAAGAAAAGGGGAAGAAAACCCTTGCCAGAAATCCAAAAACGGAAGCCCTTTACTATCAGGGTTCTGGACTCCACTCGGAGCCAAATAAAAGACCTGGAAGAATGGCGGGGCGAAAATGGCACAAAAGTAGTTGAAAACATTATAAATAAAGAGCACACTTCAATGTTGATCAAGAGATCAATAGGAAAGGAGAACTAAACCAATGACTACAATACAAAAACTGCCACATATCAATAACCACAAGGGATCCCTCGAATTTCTACCAAGGACACTCAATGTCCATAATATGGTAGGTGTCCACCTTGATCCTTTATACTGCCATGCATGTAATGGAACAGGAGGCGGAGTGAAGTCCGACTTATGCCCAACATGTGCGGGAACCGGATGGAACCCAGACATGGTAAACGCTCAAAAGTTTTACACTGACCTCAATGATCTCAAGCAGGCAATTGCCGAAGGATCATTCAAGGTCATCACCACTTGGATACCCGCAGGAAAGGAAGTGCTTGGCTTAATTGTAGTTCCATCCAATGGAGGTCCACCTATCTCAATCAACATCGCCCAATATGTCATCGATCCAAGGAACGAAGATAGTCAAGAAGAGGCGGCTTGATAAGCTTGTCATGCTACTTGGGGAGTGGATTGCTACCGCAGGAAAGGAGCATCCATCCCTCAAGGGCAGGACAATATCCATTCTCAATGGGCTTCCGGAAAAGAAGGCACCAGAGGAAAAGAAGACCAGAAGCATAGAGCGAACTGGACCAGTCGCCAAAGCTTCCGGAAGGGCGAAGTTCTGTAGGGAATGCAGGTTCTACCTTGATAGCATGAAAAAACCCTGCGGTAAGGGCCACAAGGTTCGTTTCTTTGCAACCTCTACAATGCTTCCAGGAATACCGGACGGACACAAGAGGTGTTGCAGTGACTTTATCAAAAACAAGGAGGATTAGATATCCTCTATGATGCCACCAGAAGCTTTTGCCCTGAGTTCCATTTGGGTCTCAACCTCTTTAGGATCTTTTTGAGCCAGCAGTTTATGGACCTGAACTTTTGCAGTGTCCATGCATATTGCGATGGATGCCCCAAGCTCTCCACCAATTCCAGCAACCTCAGACAGTTTTGACATAACTTCATCTGCCTCAATCTCATCACCTTTCTCAAGTCTGGAAATAATCTCGCCCAGCTCCTCCATGTTTTTCGAGAAGTTGTTATACTGGTTAAGCGATGCCTTTAAGTGATCTTCAATTGGCTGCTTCTCCCACTCATCCATCAATGAGCACTTGGTAAACATTTGGTGGGCAACAAGATTGCATAGAGCCTCCGAAATTATCATGCAGTTCTCTTGATGCTGCATAAGTGCCATGCGTTCATTCTGCTGGTTTTGACTGATTTGGTTTAGATCGTATTTATTATCACTCATTGCTTGGTGCGGGTTCTGGGTATGCGTTCAATATTTCGTTTTTTATCTGGTCGAGCTGCTTAGCAAGCTGTTCGGCGGTAAAGGCTGGCTCTTTGCCCATATTCAATTTGAATACAGCCCAAAGAGCCTTTCCTGGATCACTGTAGTATCCTTCATGCTTCCAGGAGCTTTTTCCGCTCTTACCTACATGTATTGACTCAACATGAAAGTTGTATCTGTCCGACTTGGTGATCTTAAAATCCCCAATGGTGATTATGTACCCAGACTCAAATAACATTTTATGTTGTAAAATTGGTGGCAGGGGAGGGACTTGAACCCCCGACCTCCAGGTTATGAGCCTGGCGAGCTACCAACTGCTCTACCCTGACGTTGATAAAAAATGTACTACGAAAATTCACTTAACGTCAATCATTTTTTTGAATTTATTTTTCAACTCACGAGCCAGCATATTCCGGACTGCAATAATGTGCCGACAAGCTTTTACTGGCTCCTCTCCTTTTTTAAGATTTGGGCCAATATTAAAGTGCCAGTACTCACAGGAGCATTCCCCGTATCCATCATACTCTTCCATGTCCACAAGATGTACATTATCTGGGTTGGTCAAGCTGGATACGAGGAATCTATCCTGAGAATCGTACCTCTCTATCCTCACGGAGGCCCAAAGCCGTTATTATTGTACCCAGCAGGCGGAGGAGGCCGATGTCCCTGCTGTCCTTGATTATGGTATCCAGCCTGCGGTTGAGCCTGCTGCGTCTGTTGGCCTTGATTTGGGCTACCCAGGAATACTACATCATTTACCGTAATATAGTCCTTCTGCCTTGTTCCGGATCCGTCTTGAGCTTCCCACTGATCTTGAGACCACTCTCCATGGACCAGTACTTTTGATCCCTTTTCGAGGTACTTAGATACGAGGTCTGCGGTTCCTTTCCACGCTACACACGGAATGAATGAGGTAGGCCCATCCTTCCGAGGTGTTACAGCAATGCGAAACTCGCATTTGCTGGTTTGATTTTGCCCAACAATTTGATGCTTGGGGTCTGCGGTAAGATTTCCTACCGCAGTTATTTTTACGAATCCTGACATTATTCAAACGTCCTTTCCTGACGTGCCGTGTGAGTTGATCCTGCCCAAGATGTAGGCACATCGGAGGTTTCCACCTTAGGCATTAAGTATTTCGTAAATCTTTGAGTCATTCGCTGATAGTTGATCTTGATATCCCCGATTGGCCCGTTCCGTTGCTTCAGTACCGCACAGTCTACGCAATCCCTGATATCGGGCCTTTCCTGCCAAAGGGCAAGCACTACGTCCGCATCTTGTTCAGCCTGTCCGGATTCCCTTATGTCAGAGAGTTTGGGTTTCCGGTTCCCGCCCTTTTCAATATCTCGATTCAATTGCCCGAGACACAAAACAGGAACGCTCAGGTCTTTTGCCAGTGCCTTCAATCCTCGTGAGATTTCGGCAACCTGCTGCTCTCTGGATGTCCTTGGGTTCTCTGTTTGAATCAACTGCATGTAATCCACGACAATAAGCTTGAGACCGATATTGGCGAACCTTCTGGCCCGACTCCGAATGTGAGACATTGTCGGTGAGCTGAAATCATCAATGTAAATCGGCAACTCTCCAACTCGGTCGCTGGCTTCATCAATCTGAGCCTCCTGAACTTTGTTGAGCAGTCCGTCATCCATGAGCCTGAATGGAACGCCTGACTCTGCCTGAATCATTCGGCACCCAAGTTGATCGTGACTCATTTCGATGCTGAAGTACAGGACGCTTCCAAAGTGCTTAGCGGCATGCTTGGTGATATGGAGTGAGAGGGCTGTCTTTCCGGTCGATGGCCGTGCTACGAGATATGTCAATTCTGAAGGCTTAAATCCCTTCAGGATCCCGTCCAGATCCTCAAGGCCCGTAGTTACCCCTGTAACGCCTCGGTTTTCTTTTCTTAGCCGGATTATCTCTTTTGCGTTTGCGGCAACCTCCTTGCTATTGTGAATCGATTTTACCGCAAGTGCTGACATTGATATGGAGCTTACCTTTTGGTCAACATCGGCCAAAAGGCTCATTACCGGACTATTCGAATAGGCGGCATCCAGCGTTTCATTGCAAACCGATATCAAAGACCGAACATGATGAAACCCCTGAATGTATCCCATGTAGGTTTCGAAGAAAGTTGCCGTTTCCGCAGAGGAGGTTATTCTCGTGATTTCACTGAATCCACCAACCTCTTCAGACATCCCGATATTCTTGAGTTCTTGAGCAATTGAAAGCTCATCAATCCCCCCATTCTCATTCAGGTTGTTTGTTTTCCAAAGGTTGGTGATGGTACTGTAAATGATCCGGCATTTCGTGCTGTAGAAGTACTCATGGGTAATTCCACCCTCGATAGCCTTATCGATAAGGCTTGAGTCCATAAAAAGCATTGCAATCCACGCCTCCTCAATTCCTACGTTATGCGGAGTGACCCTCATAAGCGGATTGCTGCCTTGTGCGGATTGGTCAAATGGTAATTCTGTATCTCTCATTGCTTAAACTCCCATTTCAAACATTTCACGATAATCCGCTAAGGCTTCAGGAGATCTTCCTTCTTGCCAGTAACCCCGCTCCTTCATCCACTCGACAAACTCCTTGTCGCTGTCGATGGTAAAATCCATTGTTTTTTGCTGGGCCACGTCTTCTGGCGTGTTCACCAGTAATGCACTGGGAGTTTCTGGGATCCACTTCCGGCAAGCGTTCTGAAATGTCATATCCCAGTCAACGTACAACTTGCCCTTGCCTTTTGCCCAGTTCATAAAAAGCTCCATTGCTATCTGAAGGTTTAGCCTCATGATATTCCGGCATACGTTAATGCTGTGCTCGTTTGGATACCAGTCGTCCGGTAAAGGATGCTTTCCCTTTGGTGCCTTCCTGCCCTTCCTGTCGCTACCGGAATCGCCCTCCTCATGCGTACCCATACGCACTCCCCCAACGTGGGTGGGGGGAGAGTCTGAGAGGGGGGAGGACACCATAGGTAATTCACCCCTGTCATTTTGACACCCCTCAGGCTCTGAGCCCTGATTATCAGTAGGGGATACCCCTGTCATTTTGACACCCCCTGTCATTTTGACACCCCTATCATTTTGACACCCCTCAAGAATTGATTTTTCGAGGCCGGAATCAGCGATGGGATTCACGAAATATTCAGTGACGTTTCTACCTCCTCCGGATCTGAGTATCTGGACAAATCCCTTTTCCTCCAGTTCCTTTATTGCTCTGCGAGCGGTTGAGTCACTGCAATTTGATTGCTTCATTATTGAGGATAGCGAGGAGGTCGCTAAGCCTTCTTTGCTGGCATCGTCGGCCAGGGACATTAAGACGAGCTTGGTAGTGCCTGTCAGGGTCTGACAGTTCCAAGCCTGATGTAGTTTTATTAGACACATGGGCTTTTTTAGATGTTGGAGTCCTCAAAAGATAAAACCGAAAAGGAAGTGTCAAATAAAAAAACTCTCCCTTAGAAAAGACCATGTGATTCCAACATCATTCGCCATGTGTCTGAAGCGTGGCGTAGGTCTTATGAGAACTCCAAGGAAGAGTCTTGATTGATTACAAAGTAGAAAACAAATTTAACCAATGCGTAAAAAATGGAGAAATAATACCAAGAGTCAAATTAAAATTGACAGTTTTTGAAAGAAGGGACTGAATTATTTTATGTTTTGGAAATTTTGCATTCTGCCAGCCCCTCCGCTTCCGGAAGGATATCGACTTCTTGAGAGGGGTGAAGAGTTTAGGATTGGAGATATCGGGGCAATGATACGGAAGGAATATCTCGATCATGGCATACCTCCGAAAAGGAAGTGGGTTAAGATTGAGACACGAATACAGACCGGAACTGTTGTGCTGAAGGGTCGAGTCGCAAGGAAGATCGAAGATCCTGAATAAACTCACGTATTGCCTTTTGTGATTTAAGAATCACGATAGGGCGGTGAAACTTCCGCATGAAGATCTTTTCTTTTATCCGGAACTCAGGAGTCAGTATTCCTTTTGTGTCGATTACGTAATGATAATCAATAAGGAAGTCGGCTATGTAGTGGATAGCACGGATGCCTTTGCCTTGAAATTTGAATTTTGGCTGCAGTTCAAATCTTGGCTGAAGTATGATTCTGTCCAGGCCGATAGAGTCACGGAATAGAACATATCCATTTTTCTCCAGCTTAGATCCAAAAAGGATTCCATCAGCAATTCTGTCCTCTTTTTTGGAAACCCCGTATTTATGCTGGTTGCGTTGCGTCACGAATAATTTTTGCCCGGGTAGGCACCATTTTACATGCGTTCTCCTTGATCATGACAGATCTTAAGGACTCTCTGGATTCACTCAATGAAGTTCCTGTCTTCTTTGACCACTCTTCAATGAGCCTGCTTTCCACAATGTCTGTGGTCTTAGCAATGGTGTGCATATCAAACCCTCTATCTTGTAGAGCACGGAAAAGCTCCTTAGCGTCATATTCAGCAGTCATGGAAGGCTTAGAGAGCTTGTATCCCTTTATCCGTCCAGTCCCTACCATTAGTCGATCTCTGGCAAGTGCCTTTGTTTTCTTGGCGAACTGCTCACAAAGTTTACCCATTTCATACGCACGCTTGGCATGCTTTGGGTCGTTGAATAGTTTTTCAATATCATCATGCATAAATTCATCTATCATTTCTATTGCCTCAGGGCATGCGGTGAGTGCCTTGCAGTGGAAGCATTGCTTGAACCCTGGGGTTCTTGGTTGTTGTCCGGTGCGAATTTTGAGTGAGAGTTTCCGTATTTCATTTGCCCAGTTTTGGGCATCATCTCTACGGAACATGGTAATGGAGTATGCTGGATACAGAAGGGGATTGCACAGCATCATAAAGACCTCAGTGAGAGACTTGTTTTTTTGCATAAGTGCTGCCCCTTGAGTGAATAGTTGTGGGTTCATGTATGCAGGAGTGTGAAACCCATAAAGCATTTTGTAATCAACAATGAGTGCACGTTGATTCTGTGGCACAATTTCGGCATAATCCAGCTTTGCGGTAAGGAATGGGATTTGCCCTCGGTCAACGAGCGGAAGGCGTTCCTCGGTCCATATGTATCCGTGGCCTTTAATGGTTTCTCCTCGTACTTTTTCAATACATTCCCTTGCCTTCTCCACGCACTTAATGTGCTCCACATTCCTTAGAAGGGCAGGGGAGATGTTATACTGTGCGAGCAAGTGTCTTTCTGAGCCTTCATCGGATCCATCATCAACTTTTATCTCCGGCATTCCTTTCTCTGCACCAAATTTACCATGGCACAGCATGTAAGACTCTATTCCGGAGGCGGACGGAAGCCCCAGTCTTTCGTCGGAAAAATCAATGTCATCCGGAAACTTAAGTTCCTCTTCTTCAGAATGGGACATCGTCATCCTCTTCATCGCTTCCTGCACCGGTATTGGGTTGTTGTGGTGCAGTTACGCTTGTTGATTGTTCTGGGGATTTTCTGTTGGCAAATACCTCATTGTATGCCTCGGTTATCCACTTATGGAATTCTGGTTGGTCGCCACCCACATTTTTACAGTACCATTCAAGTTGGTTTTCATTTAATGATCCTAATAGAATCCCTTGATTTTTACCAAACGGAATTGGATACTCTCTCCAGGTTGTCCATAGGTCGCCTTCTGTCTTTGGCTTTTCATTATGTTGTGGATGTTGCGGAGATTGCTCTTTCTTTTTTGAATCGGCATTATCCACGCCTTCCTCTATGGAGTCTGGATCTTTGTTGTCATCAATTGCGAGCAGTCCACATAATGCGTACTTTCTGGCATACGAAGAGGTGCACCCAGTTATTTGTGATTCATCCATCCCTTTCTTGGATTTAGGTTCTTTCGCAAATGCAACATTCTCTATTTTGTTCCCTGTTTCCGAGCAAATAAGTCCTGCTGTAGATTTTATGTAGGTATCGCCAGTGATCTCCACTAATTCATCAGAAAGCAGAATGATGCATTTATTTTTTAGAAGCAAAGGCTTGACGGCTTCAAGGATGTCTTCGCAGCTCCTGTACATGTATTTCCCGAAGGAATTATACTTTCCTTTGGGTGCGTTGATTTCCTGTTGTATGTGGAAGAGAGACTTTATGATTGAGTGTGTGGAATCAGACATGAGAAAAAGTGTATGACAAAAATAGAATTACATGCAAGGCTTTTATTGAATTTCTTTCTTGCATATGTGGTGTGTGGTTTTAGTAAAAGAGGAGTGAAATGGAAATATCTATCGGGACTTCCTCCTGTCATGGTTAGATGCCTTGCAAGGGAGATTGTGTCAGGCAGCATCATAAGAGCACTGTCTGACGAAGAGATTGCATTAAGGTCAGGATTGGCAGTAACGCAAGTAAAGCAGATATCAAGACTCAAGAGTTGGGATACTGTCACTATTGGTGATGCTCAGAGGTTCTGCAAGGGTTGCGACTTTGATCCCATGAAGACCGCACACAGGAATCGTGCTGCATCATACAAGCGGAAGAATCCAAAATTTACCTATCTACACAAGTCACCACACTACAAAAGCACATTCGTTGAGTTGATAAAAATCATCGCTGAGTGGAGAAAGGAAATGAAAGTTGAGCGATCAAAGACTGACGACATTAGAGATCAACGAATTGCTTCTTAAGCATGACGGAAACCTTAGGGCGGCGGCAGATGAAGCGGATATTACGCCTGGGTATCTGAAGCAAAGGATCCGAGCTACGCATATTCTTGATGCCATATGGGGAGAGGGCAAGGTTATTGAACCTAACTCCCCAGAGTCAGAGATGCGATCAGTCTCCCTTATGGAGGAGCTTGGATTGACTGAAGAGTTTCAGATGATCAAAGCAAATGGGGAGGATATATTTGAGTCTGCCATTGAGGATATTGTAGTAAACAAAGACAATATCGGTAAGCTGAAAGTGTTTGATGGCATGAAGGGCAACCTGGGGCTTGTTATGTCTCGTGCTTTGGAGCTTACAAACACAGTTGCAGTTCGGCAAAATGTATCTCTTTTTGAGATGTCTGAATTGCTCAAGAGTGAGATATTGAGTAAGAGCCTGAATTCTGATCAGCAAGCTATAAAGATGCGGCAGTTCATTATGTGCTGTGATCAACAGGGTAAGTTCTATGAGAGGCTTCTGCGTGGTATGGAGTGCATGCTGAAGTTGCATGAAAAGAACAAGAAGAAAAGAAATGGAGGCAAGAGGAAGCCCGGGTTCAGTGCACTTAAGGATAAGGATAGGATGGAGGCTAAGGAGGCGGAGACTGAGTGAAAGCAGACATAGCCAGTATATTAGAGGAGCTTGAGAATCTTCAGGAGGAGATTGAGGAAGAGGATTATGGACCTGACGGAGACATAGAATGGGAGCCGAGCTTAAGTCCAACTCAGTATGAGATGTTCCATGATCCCAGCCCATACATATTGGCGTATGGAGAACGTGGAACCGGAAAGACTTACTGCCTTGGGGGTCATAAGCTTGTTCGGCACTTGTATGAGAACTTTAATGCACTGGCACTTGTCATTGTTGGTGTTAAATCGCAGGCTACTCTTGGTGGGGTTTGGCATAAACTGAAGACAGAGATTCTTCCGGAGTGGGCGGAAGGACTCGATATCGAAGTATGTGAGGAGCGGAGGGATGAACAGAAGAATATTTACATAGATGTCGAGAACCGGTTTGGAGGGTATTCTCGTGTGGTGTGTATTTCTTGCCCGTTTGGAGCTGTGCTCAAAAACAGAATCAGGGGATTTGAGGCCAGCTACATATTTGTGGATGAGCTTACGACTCTCGATACATCAGATTACTTTGATGCCTGTATTCAGCAGGTTGGTCGTCGTCCTGGAATCAATGGTCCACAGCAGTACACAGCGGCTTGCAATCCGGATGGCCCCAGCCACTGGGTTTATGTTAGGTTCTTTGAGATGCCTTATGCTGAATCGATTGACCATGATACCGGTGAAGTGAAGTCTCCGGAGGGAGAGTGGAATGATGATTACTCAGTCTACCACCTCAAGATTGAGGAGAATAAGCACAACTTGCCTCCAGGGTACTATGATCGGGTTATGGCTGGTGTTGCGGGTGATCCGATTGAGTATCAACGGATGGTTGAGGGCAAGTGGATTGATCGGCCATTAGGGGAAGCTATCTTTCGTCCATACTTCCACAGATCCTTGCATGTGTTTGGTGATAAAAGGACACGACTTCACCCTCATCCGGAATTTCCAATTATATGTGGATGGGATCCAGGAACCGTAAATAATGCCATCATCTTTCTGCAGTGCTTAATTGGTAGGGATAAGATGCTGTGGACATGTTTCGATGAAATGGTTTGGACCAATGAAAAGATGGCATATCCAAAGATGGTTACTTTGGTGATGAGAAGGATGAAGTACTGGAATGATAAGATGAATACGAAATTCACATATCGTCATGTGTCGGATAACTCAGCATTCAATCAGTTTAGGGCCAAGACTGGAAGCTATGACGTTCAGGATATTGAGCAGATATCCAGAGAGAAGTGTGCAACCTTTGGGTTGGAACCAATAAAGATGTGGCGGGCTCCAAAGTTTGCAGGATCGGTAGAGGGGCGTGTTCGTCTGATGGCGGCAAAACTCCAGCAAGATGAATTCATAGTGGACTCCCATTGCGTAAAGATGATTGCCATGTTCGAGAAGATGGTTTCCGAGAAGGAGAGGGATGGGAAGTATGAGCCGGAAATGGCATTTAAGCCAAAGAGAAGTATCTATATTCACCCGTTTGATGCTGCCACATATCCAATGATGGAGTTATCGGCAACAGGCCGGATGCCTACCCAGAATGAAGCATCCCGAAGGGGTGTTAAAATAGTAGAAGTTGGATCTTGACCTATGATCGGTTTTAGAATTGAGTGACTGGCTTTGAAAGTAAAATTTTATGAAATCACTGAATCAAATCGCAATTGACATCGAGGATAATGAAGAGGTTGAGAAGCTTTTTCAGGGACTGAAGCCAGGGGATCCAGTGAGGATTACTGTGGAGGCTACTGTTATGGAGATCACGGATCGAAGGGTGCAGTGCTCTATCGATGGGGTTGAGGACGTCTCTGACATTGAGGGGGATGAAGTTGAGGAAGAAGAGGATGAAGATGATGTCCTCGGGCGAACTGATGATGATCATCCGGAATCATATTTAGGTGATGATTAATGGAGAAGCAACATCGACAGCGGCTTCTCGACTAATTGATGCCCATTACGAAACAGCAAATGTCAGGAGTATTTGGGATAAGAAAAGGGTCGAAAGGCTTGCCAAGTCTTTTAATTTTACAATATATGAACTCGCAAGCTTATGTGGAATAGAGCACAAAGAGTTCGTGCGATCAATGCACGCCAACAACCTGAGGATGCCAGTTTGTATTCTTTTAACACTGTTGGAGAATACCTTTCTTTCGAAAGTCTTCCCCGACACAATTGACTTATTTGATTTTAGCAATGACGGATCTGAGACTATTGAGGAGGAGGGGATGCACGGAGCAGAGACTCAGGGAGGTGTTCACGAGCAGCGAGGGGGATCCAGACTGGGTTCACAGGAAGAGGCTTGATGACCTGATTGAGTCCAGAATCTACGAGGGCGTAGAGTATAGTTGCCGACATGAGCATCTTTATAGGGCTGTTGATTTAGCGTGGGACTCCCTGCCTCTTAACAAGGCAAATATTCCACTGATGCAGTATGCACAGGGAAAGCTCAAGATGACGGAATGTATCCGTTCTCTTGAGAAGCTGAATTGTGTAGATGAATTTGCGGTAAAGGATAAAGATGGACATATTATTGATATCAACCAAATGCGACTGCATGAGGTGTCAATTAACCTGATCCGTTCATACATCAACCGCAGGCTTGCTGCACAGGTTTCCAAGTTTTCCAATTTATTTCCGTATCTCAAATATGAACCAAGGGGAACCTCCGTTAGTGATAAGTTGCGTGGAGATGTAGTATCTCAACGCATGGAGATTATGACGGACAGTTTTGGTTATCGCCACATATCCAACCAGGCAATTCGAGATATGTTTTTGTATTCTCGTGTTGTTTTGTTTCCAGATGGGGCGTGGCATGAGGATAAGGGGTGGGTTGAGGTTGAGGATCCTGCAACTGGGGATAAGGAAATTATGTCCGTTACAGAAAGAGCAGGAGTGTTATATGTGAAGCCTCATCCAACAAGGGTGTTCTGGGATAGGTCAAGACCGCTTCCGCAGATCAATGATGATATTGGCCCTGAGTATATCGGATACTGGGATGTTGTGCCACATAGGGATCTGGCGAGGGATCCGGACTTTTGGAATGTGGATAAGATTGAGTACACAAAGAACCTCATCGGCTTACATAATCAGCACTCGAATTACTTCACATATTACTTTGACGACATAAAGATCAAGTTTCCTTCAACCGAAGGGCTGGCAGATGATGATTTGGCCCTACGGAATGATTCCAAGGCGAATGTGGGATTGTATGCTGCCTCGGAAGATGATCAGACATCGTTTATCACCAATCTATTCATGAAGATCATCCCGAGTGATTATGATCTTGGGTTGTATCCGTATCCAGTGTGGGTAAGGTTTGTGGTGGCATCTGATAATACCGTTCTTTTTGCGGAATACATGCCGTCGATTCCAGCCATCTATGGTGGTATCAATGAGAATGATGATCGCTTTGCAAACATCAGCATTGCCCATGAGATTATGCCATTCCAGGATCGTCTCAATGACATCATGACAACCATGCTTCATGATATGAAGACTGGCATGATGAAGATCATTGCGATTGACAGGGATTCACTTGATGAGGATCAGGAGGAGTATATTGAGAAGTCACTGAAGGGTGGAAACTGGTACGGCAACCCTAAAGCGTTTTTCTACTCTGGGTCTGGCATGACTGATTTGGGTGTTGATCCAAAAAACTTCCTTACTGTTGTTGATGTGCATAGGGAGATGGCGGAATGTGTGCAGTTTCACACTACAGCCATTCTTAGTATTCTGAATATCGTTGAAAGGCTTTTGATTTTATCTCCACAGGAGCTTGGCCAACCTTCGCCAAGGGAAGTGTCGGCAACCGAGATCACGGAGATTACCAATACCACAAATGCTCTATACTCCTTCATCTCGGAGGGAATTGATGAATTAAGGTCTGCGATGAAAAAGCAGCTTTATGAGCACACCATATCTTGCGATGATGAGCAATTTGATCTACCAGTGACCGGAAGATACACTGTTAAGACTATTCAGGAGGCTGGGTTTGATGTTAGTTCCGATGATGACATTGGTGATCATGATGTTCCGAGACGCAGGAATGTGATTGGGATGCCAAAGGATTTAAGGCATGACTACCTATTTACTTCAAGGGATGGCGGGGAAAGGCCACGAGATACACAGTCAGCACAGGTGTTGTCACAGATGCTTATGCAGATTCTGAAGATGTCTCCAGAGCTTGCGGCAATGGCGGCTCAAAAGATAGGTCCAGATAGATTGATGGAAATGCTGAATGAAATCTTTAGAATGTCTGGGTCTGGGTATGATCTTAAGATTGAAGCAGAAAGCGTGGAGGACCAGAGTGCAGCGAAGTCTATCCAGGCGGAAAAGTTTACAGAACAATTACAGCAGCAAATGCCCGAAATGCTAAAGACATTGCAGGCATTAAATCAGCGGATCGGCACCGTTGAGAGTGCATTAAATATCGAACAACCACAACAATCAAACACACAAGGAAATCCGCAAAATGAGCAATTACGATGAAGAATCAGAAGAAGAAGAAGTAGACCTGGACCTTGAGGGAGGCGAGGAAGAAGATGATGGCAATCTTGGTGCAGGACTTGCCGACTTTATCATTGATTCCGATTATGACGATGGGGAGGAGGATGATGATGACGATGATGACGAGGAAGAAGAGGGTGATGCCGATGACGAGGAGGAGGAAGAGGAGATGCCTCGCAGAAAGGTTCGTCGTGTTGTTCGTCGTGAAATCGTAAGACCTGCATTTGAGGAAGAGGAAGAGGAGGAGGAAGAGGATGATCCGGATGAGGAACTAACGAGGCATATGGTTCCTGAGGAAAAATCCAAGTATGAAATCCTCAAGCGTGTTGCACAGTCTACTGGTCGCCCAGTGGATAGGGACTTTATTGAGTTCTCGAAAAAGCATAAGGATTACGTGGAAAAGCGTGTTGCAGAAGATCCAAGCTTTGATCCATCTACTGATGAGGAGTATCAGAATTTTTGTCGTGCTGGGTATCCCAAGGTTACAAGCCAAGAGATTCGCAAAGCCGAGGATGATATGCTCGTTGAGAGAACAACGCAAAGGGTAATGGAGCAGGTGAGCCCAGCTTTGCAAAAAACCGAGCATGAGCAACGCTTAATGCAGCTAAAGCCCATTGTTGAGCATCAGAAGAGGCAGGCAACCCAAGCAGTATTTGGCCTGGTGCCTGAGGGTTTGGCAAACGAGTTAAGGGAAAAGACATCCGAGGAGGTTCGTGCTGCAATGCCGCTTGAATATGATCTCGTGAACCATCATGTGACACGAGCAAATCAATATGTGTCAGAGCTTATCGAGATCCAGGAGGGGTATAAGCAGTTCGATAAAAATAACCCTACTCATACTTCTTTGCTGACGTGGCTTGAGAGAGAGCAGGAGGCATTCTTGAATTTAGGCACCGCCAAAACTCGCAGTGCAGACGGAAGGCAATTTGTCACTCGCACAGAATATAGGAAAATCCAGGAAAAGGCACCTGATAAGATCAATAATTACTACACATGGTCAAACCAGGATGTTGTGAGGCGACTTATCGGCAGAAGTAAGCAGCAGTTAGATGCAGCCCTGAAGGCTCACGATGAGAATATGAGGGCTTATGGAAAAGCATCCAAGATTCCTAAGGTAAAAAATAAGGATAAAAAAGTCCGAACTTCTTCTCCGAGAACTCCCTCATCCAGAGGTAGAGGAGCGGCCCCTGCCCCTAAGAATAGGGGAGGTGATAATGCTTTATCGGACACGATTTTATCAACACTTGGGCTTGATGAGTAAGTAATTTTTCTCCACCCACATACCAGACGGAGGGGGGTCTCTATAAAAGGAGGCTCCCCTTTTTTGTGGGTGCATATGTGGGAGGTTTTCAGTTTTAAGTCCTGAGTCCTGATTTTCAGTTTTTGTAAAAAGTATGACGAAAATGCGAATATTCGTTGTTTTTTTTCGATATGTGGTAATTTGAGGCTGAAATGTTAAAATACTATGGCATTAAATAACCAAAACCATCCAGCCCATACTTCTGCTACAGAGGGGGGTTCGACAGACTTACTCCAGCCAGGTGTGTTGCCTCGTGTAATCAAGGTAGACACCAGTACAGGCTGCACCCTTACGAGGGCTCAGATATCGGGGCTTACCCCGAAACGCTTCGCAGAAATGAAGAACACTGAAATCCATTTGGCCCGAACAATTGCGAATGCAACTGAGGCTAAAATGCTTGGTGTTGTAGAGCGTGGTTTTACAGATTTATTGAACTCCTCAGTTCGAAATATCAAGCCCCTCGTGAACAAGATTAAGGTTGCTGGTCAATCTGTGATCATGCCGTTCATTCAAAGGCGGCAAAGATCTGTCTTGAATGCGAATTACTTCGTTATCGCCGATGAGGTAGGTGCAGGTGCATTTGCTACCGGAGAAGATATTAGCACATACAAGGCTATGACTACGGGATCCATCGGTGCAAACCGAGAGATCTTAATCGGTCAAGGAGAGCATGGCTATATCAACAGCACTCTTCGTACTGACACTTGGAAGCTCAAGATTAATCTTGGAAGCTCCGACTGGAAGACTCCAATCCCTAATCCAGAGCGATATTTCATGCCTGGGGGGTTTGTGATCATCTCCAGTTGGTTTGAGGACTCAGGAAACAGTAATGCTCCAAACGCTTATGAGTCTCAGTTTGAGATTGTTGGCTCAAAGGGCGTTACTGGCGATGATTCCTCGGCTATTGTTCTTTTGAATCCAGTTGGTGGCGATGTCCCTGCTGGTGGATTTGCATCCACTGGTGCAGTTCCTGAGCACTACAAACCTACCCATGGTGTTGTGCAAACTCTGGCGAACAACGTGAATGATTATGAAGCCTGGTGTTACAATCAGCCTACCAACTTGAACGTAAAGCTCATCGTCAACTGGCTCCAGACTTCTCGTGACTCACGTATTGTGAATGAGGAGTACAGGGAAACCCTTAAGAAGATCATGAATGGCGAGGTCAATCCTTTCCTTAATTCCATGGTCTACCAGCCTCTTGCCGACCAGAATAAGCAAGCTGCTCAGCGTTATTACGACGACATGGACCGTGCCTTCTGGTTTAATCAGCCGATCAATGAGGAGCAGAACAATCCGAACAACTATGAGAATCTGCCAACGGTTTCCGATCCGGAAGATCCGAATTGTACTTTGGAGTACAAGGCAAACGCTCTTGGTATCAAGACAATGCTCTATAACACAGGGCGTGTGCGTGACCTCATGGGGGAAGCTCTTGATTTAGATACCTTGTTTGGTGATCTCTACTACCTGAAACGCAACCGTGAACAAGACGGGGATAAGGTTCTCGTTATTGACGGTATGACTGACCGTATCACTGCCAACAACATCTTTGAGGCAATGAATAAGTACTTCATTAAAAAGTACGACTGGACAGTTGAGCGTACTGCTAAGATCGATCAGAAGATTGAGCATAACGGCATTATTCTGTTCCAATACAACATTTACGACATTCCTGAAGTAGGTGTTCAGTTGGCTATCTTCCATGATCCATTCTTTGATGACATGATTAATGTCGTTCAGGGTCAGTATGCAAATTCAACAGCAAACACAAATGCGATGAATCGCTCTCGTGCGTTGTGGCTTTTGGATTGGTCTGATATCCACAAAGGTTCTGCAGGATCGAATTCCGTTACTCGGAAGTCTCCTAATGCTTCCATTGATCGACTCTACCGTTGCCGCATGAACTCCGTATCTCGTGAGTACTCCTTGCGTTCGGAGACCTGGACCGCAATGCTGGATCGCCCCCATCGTCACTTGCTCCTGGAGAACTTCTCCAATACAGTGACAGTATCCTATAAGGATGATGAAAATACCACTGTCACCATCTCTAAATCTGGATCATTGACATACACCCCACCATTGATGGCAATCTCTCAGGCTGCTGGAGAAAACATTGGCGGCGGAGTAGGCGACGACGATTAATTTCGCCATTACCCCAACCTTATGTGTTCGATGAAGGTGCGGGGGGTTGATTACCTCCCGCACCTGTCGAACTCAACCTTAATCACACGACACATATAAGACAAAAGATGAGCAAGTATCTTTACACCGAAAGGGCGAACGCACAATTTAAGCTACCTGATTTCAGGCTTCTTACTCAATTACACGGCAGGACATGGCGTGGTATAGCATCAGTTTCTGAAGAGACTGCAAAGTTGGCCTTGGAAAAGTACCCTGGAATCCTGAAAGAGATCTCCGAGGAGGACTATGAAACTCTAAAAAAAAATTGGCGGAAAGCTCAGCAAGCCAACTCTCACATAAGCATCGCAGAAGACCCTACAAAGCCGCCACATGCTCAGCGTGCTGACAATGCACGTCCGGCCCAAGAGTCAAGTGAGGATGCTATAGATCTATTGATTTCAGGAGAATTGGAAGCTGTTGATGGCAACGCTGAGCTTATTGAGTAACCAACAATGCTGGGGAGTGCGGTAACAAATATTGCGGTTGGTGCAGGCATTAAGCTTGTGTCCAATATCGTAAATGGCTGGATCGAACGTAAGGGGGCCGCTGATCGCAATAGTGCCTTAAAGGACGCAGAGGTGCGTAAGGTGCAAGCGGAAATAGCAAGGGAGAATGCCAAAGACCCGTTTGTTCAGCTTACCAGGCGTGTCCTTTTTTGTATGCTCACGGCAACGTATTGCTACATGGTGATCTATTACGGGAAAAACCCACATATATCTTTCGACATAATTGTTCCGAAAAAGGACTTGTCTGGGGGAATAATGTCATTCCTATTTGGTTCAGGTAAAGAATTTCATGTGGTAACAATATCTGGAGGATTACTCCTGCATAGTTTTACAGAAATAATGTCAACAATAGTCGGATTCTACGCAGTACCGAGAGGCAGGTAATGGAATATACTTGGGGAAATTTCAAAGAAGATATGCGGGATTTGCTCCTGCATGATGCGGTTCGTAAGGGTAAGCGGATTCAAACCTACATCAATCAATTGGCACGAGCAGCTATTGTCGATTTACAGGACTTTGTGTCAGCCTTGCGAGATATTGAGATAGTGACATGGAGTAGCGTTGAGCCTTCAATTTGGACAACGCATGAAGCATGGGCAAAAGGATCCATTGTAGTTGTGGAGACTGGAGGTGTCTTAATGAGATCTGCGGAAAAATTTGGGACACCTGTGTTTCAGTCTTACCATGATGTGGATGAGGGCGGCAGTCTTCCCGGGGATGATCCGGATAACTGGTTCAGGATAAATGTCCTCGCTGAAACACATGATGGTGCACATACTGGACGAGTTACCATTCCCAACCACGAGATAAGCAGGATTCTTATTCGTAGATTCCCTTTTGATAACAATGATCTTAAAGTGAGCCAGTACCGTGAGGTGGATAGGATCCCTTGGAATGAACGCCACATATTAAATGAGTCATCATACGGGAGGTGTCATAACTCCATAGCGTTTGGTGATGATGGCTTCATTCTTTATCCAAAGCTTTGTGTTGATGAGAAGCTGATTATCGAAGGAACGGGGATCCAGACCTACCAAAAGACGCAATACTGGGAAACGGATCTTCATGACGGAGATGAAACAATTTTCACAATCAGGGAAGCCCGGGCTTGCTCTTTGTACATAAAAGCTCATCTTTCGAGGGAAATTGACAAGGATGAAGTTGGCTACAGGAATATCATGTCAGAATACCAAAGAGATAGGCGGCACATATTCACAACCTGGAAGGATATTACCAGACACAGTATGCGTGCAACAGAATCCAGGGATCCAACAAAGGCCACTGTAATTGGAGGGAATGTGATATAATGAGCGGAGTAGAGTATAGCAGAAATTACCTCAAGTCACTCTTCCAGCGTGGCGATGAGTATCAGGAGAGTAGCTTTGCTGCCCTTATTGATGGCCTTGTGACACTTAAGGAGCATCTTGCCTTAGAAGAGAATGTTCGGAGTGCACAGCTTAATATTTCAAATCTGAGTGCAAGTATTCAGACTGTTTCAAATTCTTTGAGTAGCCTCACTGATAGAGTGGATGGTGAGGAGGAGAGAGTAAATGGATTACTGGAACTCTTGCAATTACTCCAGGCAGAGATTGCGTTGGTGGACTCCCAGAGATTGGCATTATCCCAGGACGTGGAAGCCAATAGATATGACATTGAGAGATTCAATGTGGATGCCTTATGGACGGACTCAAAGGATGTTCAGGTTGGCACAGTTATGACCTTCAGGGCACCATACTCTTTTGTTGTGGATGATGTCAGGGCCAGTCTTAGTAATAGTGGCACCAATGCCACAAGGCTAAGCATATATGTGAATGGCACAAAGAAGGCTACTGTATCAATTACTGGAGGAGCAAGATCGACTGGAATCAATAATGGCATACAGACATTTAAGTGCTGCATGGAGGATGAGATTACGGTTGTCGTTGAAGAGGCTGGCGATACCGCAGAGAACCTGAGAGTCACACTTGCAGGACGCAAGGGCACAACCAGGATTGTGAGGGTTCTTGTTCCGGTGACATGGCCCATCACATGGCCAATGAATTTTTACAAGAACACCTTTGTTGAGATGTCTGAGGGCGATGACTCGCTTGAGGAGGTGGACTTAGATAATCCGAATCAGTACACTTGCGGCGGCGGTGCAGACATCGGCGAATTGACAGATCTTATCAATCAGATTATTGCGGAGACGCTTGGTACTGCGGAGGACTTTGCGGAGGCCGTAAATCTGGCTGGGACCGCAGAGGATGAGGATCTGGAAACCGACTTTGAGGTCCAGGGATTTGAGTTTGATGTAGGCACATGGAATGTCCTGACAGCCATTGTTCCTTTTGGTGATATTGATATGGCAATACCCGGGCTTGATGTTGATCCAGGAAGTATGGATGTGGCAGGATCCCAATATGCGGGAGATCTACAAATCCATGATTCGGTTCAGACTCCGCTTGAGTGGACCCCTGTAGGTCTTGCAAGTGCCACAGAAATCAACATCACTGTGCGGGGTTGTTACGTGCATAGACTCAGGGACACGAGTGAAAATTACCTCTCTTACCATGATGCCATTGGGTACACTCTATGGAGCAATGGGTATGAGTTAAACTCGGTTGAGAACTTCCATGATGACCCAGCGGATTATACCGTCAGTGATGGCCAGAGAACCCCTGATTATCACGCAAGATGGTGGAGGAATGCAGCGGGCGTTGTAGCTTGGGATGACACATATTTCTCAAATCACTATCGATATGTTTGGTTCAATCCATCAAATAATACGATGGATGTGGATAATCGTCACTGTGTCTTGGCGGTGAAGTTCAATGATAACATTGGGTTTATTCCATTGGCGTTGATTCCGTATCTCAACTCAGGAAAGGTATGGAGTGATTCAAACTTCCTTAAGCCAGGATTTTACAGCATGGAAAACTGGATACCAAGAACAGTAGGCCACATGCTCTCAAATCACTTCACTAAGTATTCAGGTGATGCCGGAACTGAGGCTTGGCATTTCGGGGAGCTGGATGCCCTGCATGCTGCATATAGTGATAACCCATTGTTTTATCCTCTTCCTCTTGCTCAGAGGGACTACAATCCGTATGATTTCACCATAGAGATGTCCAACATTGAGGCAGTGTTCGGAGAAACTTCCGCAACCAGAAGCTCCGGTATTCAAATAGCAATGGTGAGTTCTGGCCTAACCGCTGGGGGTGCATCCTCAGTTGTGGAGGGAACCGATGCAGGGGTTGGAGGCAACTCGCAGCTTACTATTGAGGGCAGATTCAGTGTAGACATGGAGATCGTATCATGAGTAGCTTGATGACACAGGTTGGTAACTTCATAAGGGACAGGCTATTGAGTGCCAAAAGTCCCATAACGGCAGCAAGTCCAGATCTGGATATGTCATTCAATCAGAAGGTTGTGCCAGTGGACACCAGTTCAAATTCCGTGGATTTCCAGATCGATGATGGAGTGATAAAGGCTGGATTGAGGTGTATCATTGAAGTTAAGGATGGCACAAATAACATCTCCTTTACTCGGACCGGATCAACCGCAACCATCAATGGCGGCACAAGTAAGTCGTACACGACCCCAAGTGCCTACACACATATCCACGTAACATGCGGAGAGGATGATGAGCTTACTGTAACCTCATCCACATAAAACACTTTTTGTTAACCTAAAATACAAGGAAATATAATGTCCTCATTAATGACTCAAATCGGGCAATTGGTTAATACCAAGCTCGCAGGAAAAATCAGCGGCGATAGCCCTACTCTAACAGGAGTTTTGACGGTTCCAGATATCGACATGACCGGAAGCACTGGTCTTGATATCTCCGGTACTGGTGGAATTTCCCTATCCGGAGGAGGTGCAATCACAGTCGGCTCAGGCGGTATCGATATATCAACGAATGATATCGGCTTAACCTTTGGAGCCTCTGCTGGCATCACCATGGGAGGCTCAGGAGGCATTGACATGTCCTCTGGGTCTGGAAGCCTACTGCCATCTTCAAGCGGCATTGACCTTTCTTCTGCGGATGGATCTATTACCTTTGGTACTAATGGTAGTATCACTATGACTGATGGAGGTATTTCCATTAGCGGCTCAGGCGGTATCGATATGTCCTCTGGATCCGGAAGTCTGTACCCAAGCTCCAGTGGTATCGATCTATCCCTTGCGGATGGTAGTATCACACTGGGAACAAATGGCGTTATTACCTTTGGTTCCAATGCGTACATTGATGCTTCGTCAAGCTCTACTCAACATCTTTTCGGAGATGGTGGTATTGATGTTGGCTCATCCGGCATCTCGCTCAGTAATAATGGTGGCGTGAATCTGTCCTCTGGATCCGGATCGCTATCCATGGGTACAGGAGCTATCGAGTTGCAAGGTGGGGGTATTACTGACTCAAATCAAATTGCCATAGGATCTGCGGGTATCTCTGTTTCAGGAGAATCCGTATTTGACTCTGCTACTGAGTTCCAGAATGGCATCAACCTCTCTGGCGGATACCTGACTGGCACTGTCCAAACTGATGTTGATATGTCTGTTGGCGGAAATCTGACTGTCACTGGTAATCTTACTATTCAGGGCACTACTACAACCGTTGATTCCACAACTGTTTCAGTTACTGACCAGATTATCGAAATTGCTAAGGATGCTGACCAGGCTTCAAATGCTGTCGGCGATGCTGGTATCCAGTTTACTCGTGGCTCAAGCGAGGATGGGGCATTCTTCGGATGGGATGAAGGCTTGGATCGATTCATCTTTGCCACACACCAAGACGGTGCGGGAACAACGGATGTTTCTGCGGCTACCGGATACGCCCTTGCGGAAGTTTATATTCCAACCGATAAGTTGATCATCAATAGTAGTGGTGACGCTCTTGGTGATTTCACCGACTTCGAAACTGCTGTAAACGCATAATTCAATCTTGCATGTGTGCGGCCAGGGTCACATTCCTTGGTCGCACATATTCATCCTTATTAAAATTGGCGATGTTTGAATTTCTTATCAAGATATTAGAGACGGATGTTTCGGCGGCAAAGTTACTGATAATTGTTGGGGTTATACTTATTGCCTTGCTGGCGTTTGTGTTCAGATGGCTGTGGAAGGACTACACGCAATGTAAGAAGTTTCAAATATCGGCAGTATTGTTCTTTGGTAGGCTGGGGAATATGTCGCCAGAGGAGGTCCACAAAGAGCTTGAGGACTTATACAAGGACTGGAAGCGTAAAAATGAAAACTCAAACACCTTTTTCTGAACTAAACAAAAGTAGCCTCAAGAGAGAGGTTATGTTTGGTGTTATTTTAGTAATGCTCGCAATCTTACTTTGTTTTACGGCCATAGGGTTCTATGAGAGTGAAACAAAGCCAAGTGATGTAAGGGAGTCGCAAGAGAGGCATTTTGCTAAACTGGAATTAAAACTCACAGACTTGGCCCACAAGCAGAATCTTACTGTATCTATTTTGGAGAGCGTAGGAGCTGGCATAGTGCATGCGGATGACTCCCATAGATTGACTTGGTGGAACGATAATGCGGCGGAAATGTTTAACTATAATCGATTGGATTATTTCTCAATGTGTATTGAGGATTTAATGGATTCCAGCGTTATTTCTGATCATAGAAAAGCTTACGACAAGGCAATGGAGAGGCGATCTGGGGTGCATGGATTGGTTTGTAAGGAGGCAAGAAGAAGTGATGGGTCACTATTCACCGCAACAATATTCATGGCGGCTTCACCTGCGAAGGGTACAGGGGCAGTGGCGATAATATTTCCGTATGAGGTTCCTTTTCGGAATATGAACCTTGTTGTGCCAAATGCAAACTAAGTGTCTTGACTGATCACATATTTTAACCAAATTCTTTTACCCAAACATCCAATGTCTACAGCAATCAATTCAAAGTTCCTTCAATCCCTGGTTGGTGATCTTCTTGGGGATACAACTCAATACTCAGTAGATGCGGCGGCAGCAAGTTTGCCGACCGGATTCAGGCTGAATAACATTGGCGACACAGCCACATTGCAGGCAGCTATTGCTATTGATGCATCGCTGGCATCTGGGTTTGATACCTTTACCTCCCCTTCAGGAGAGACAGGGAATTATGCTTCAGGAATCGTGGCTGAGAATATTGGGCCACGCAATTATGATGCTGGAGAACGAAAGTGGCGAAACACCAATAAGGTCGTATGGAGTCCTGTGATGAATGCTGCGGGTTGGGATATTAAGTATCTCATTATTGGGGCATCTTTTTCAGGTAGCTTTATTCCATTGCTTGCGGTGCCTGCCCCTCTTGCTGGAGTGAACCCAGATATCCATCCAC